GGGAAAGAGACAGCGAACAGCTTGCCCTTCCGACCCGCCTCTGACCCGATTTGGAAGCGCCGTAAAACGCCTTAACAGCCAATTTGCACACGCCCGGACAATCCGGCGAGGGAATACCGTAGCTAAGTCATTGAGATATATGATGGTGCTAAGTGATGATATAACGTATCATGCTATGATATAACATATCATGTGCTGTACCCATCCCCCTTTGACCCCCCCCGGCCCCGGCCCTCGCGGGGGGCGGCGCATATACAACCTGACAGATACCGATTTTTGGCTGAAACCCCCTACCCCCGCCACTTGCCGAACAGACTGCCCCTCTCAAAAATTCTGCAATTTTGTGCTTGCAGAGTGTTAAGGCGTTCGTTACGTATCGCATTACCAACTGAGGAGAAGCACAGTGGCAGTCTACGGATACACCCGCGTCTCGACCGAAGATCAGGTCGAGAATACCAGCCTTGAAGATCAGGCCCGCCAAATCAAAGGCATAGCGATCACGCACAACCTGGAACTGGAACACATCTACGAAGAGCGTGGTGTGTCCGGCGCCGTCCCCCTCCTGCGCCGAGAAGAAGGGTGCAAGCTGGCGTTCCTCCGGGCCGGCGATACCGTCATTGTATCGAAGCTCGACCGTATGTTCCGCGACGCCCGCGATGCCTTAAATGTGATCGGGGACTGGGAAGAGGCTGGGATCAACCTCATCATCAACGGCTACGGGAACGTGATGGACAAGAGCAACCCGAACGGCCGGTTCATGCTTGAGATCATGGCCGTGTTCAGCGGCGAAGAGCGCCGCCGGATTCGGGAGCGCGTTCTGGCCGGGCGCCGCGCCAAGCAGCAGGCGGGCGGCTTCCTTGGGGGCGAGCCGCCATTCGGTTATTCACGATCTGGGAATGGTCGCAATTCGCGGCTGCGGGAGAACCCGGAGGAGCAGGACGCGATCATCACGATGAAGGCGGCCCGCTTGAAGGGCCACAGTTATCGGGACATAGTGAAGATTGTGGCCAAGAAGCACGGCATCGACATCAGCCACGTCACGGTCCGCAAGATCATCACAGGAGAGCACTATGACTTCGTCCACCAGCCCTAAGCCGCGCCGCCGGCGCACGGCTGCTCCTAAGTCGGCCGAGCCGAAGCTGAAGACAGACAATCCGTCCCGCGCCGCCAAGGCTGCGAAAGAGGCTGCGGACCTTATGTCCCAGAGCAGCCAGCAGCAGCCGAACTTCTTCCTGATGTTCCTGAAGAAGTATCGTGACGACCCTGTCGGTTTTGTCCGCGATGTCCTCCGCGTGAAGCCCGACCCGTGGCAAATCAAATTCCTTGAAGCCATCAGTGCAGGCCACCGGCGCATCTCCGTGCGCTCAGGCCACGGTGTCGGTAAGTCCACGGCCGCGTCGTGGGCGATGCTCCACTACTTCCTCACCCGCTATCCGGTGAAGGTAGTCGTGACTGCGCCGACCTCGAGCCAGTTGTTCGACGCCATGTTCGCCGAGTTGAAACGGTGGGTCAACGAACTACCTGACGTGCTGAAAACGCTGGTCGAGGTGAAAAGTGACCGCATCGAACTCAAAGCGGCCCCCACAGAAGCCTTTATCTCTGCGCGTACATCGCGTGCTGAAACGCCGGAAGCCTTGCAGGGTATCCACTCCGACCACGTTCTGCTGGTGGCCGACGAAGCGTCAGGTATTCCGGAAAGCGTTTTCGAAGCGGCGTCTGGTTCCATGTCGGGTCACAGCGCCACCACGCTTTTGCTGGGTAACCCTACCCGAAACACTGGCCTCTTCTACGACACGCACAACCGCCTCAAGGGCGAATGGAAGACGTTCCATGTGTCGTGCCTCGACAGCCCGCGTGTGTCCGACGCCTTCGTCAAGGAGATGCAACTGCGGTACGGCGAGGACAGCCCGGCCTACCATGTGCGCGTTCTGGGTAACTTCCCGCCGCGGGAAGAAGATACGGTGATCCCGGTCGAACTCATCGACGCCGCGATGAACCGCGACATGAAGGCCAGCGAGACTGCACTGGGTGTATGGGGTCTGGACGTGGCGCGTATGGGCAGCGACGCCAGCGCCCTCGCCAAGCGCCGCGGTTCGGTTGTCGAGGAGATACAGACTTGGAAGGGCCTCGACTTGATGCAGTTGACCGGGGCCGTCGTCGCTGAATACGAGGCCCTGCCGCCCAGCAAGCAGCCCGTCGAAATCCTCGTAGACTCTATCGGTCTGGGGGCGGGCGTGCTTGACCGTTTGCGCGAACTGGGCCTGCCGGCGAGGGGGATTAACGTGGCCGAAAGCCCGGCGATGAAGGGGACGTATGCGAACCTGCGCGCCGAACTCTGGTTCAAGGCCAAGGCGTGGCTGGCTAATCGTGACGTGAAAATCCCCAAAGACGAGACCTTGTTCGCGGAACTGGCCGCGCCAAGGTATAGCTTCACGTCTACTGGTAAGATGCAGGTAGAGAGTAAGGAGAGCATGAAGAAGCGCGGCCTGTCCAGCCCCGACAAGGCGGACGCGCTGTGCCTGTGTCTGGCGACAGACGTAGCGACTGCGCTCCACGGGTATTCGATGTCCGCGGCCAATAAGGGGCCGCTGCGCCGAAATATAAGAGGGCTTGTGTAGGCGGCCCGTATTAGATTATACGGGGTATAGCTCCTCAGTTTCTGGGTACGAGCGGCGTAGTAGGGTGCTGTCTCCTCTCTCCTCCCCTTCTGCGCTTTCAGGGGGCCGGCACGCCACATGCCGGCCCCCCTTTTTATTGAAACAAAAACCGCGTATTAGAAAGTCCCGCATCGACAAGAGGGGGGTCTATGGGGAAAGACACGCGAGTTTGCAATCGTTGCGGCCAAGTCCGACCCGCGTCGGAGTTTACAGCACGCCGGCTGTTCTGCCACCGTTGCAATAATTTTCGTCTCCGGTACAGGACGACCTACGACGAAGTGAAGGCGCTTTGGGAGGCGCAAGATGGCGCGTGTGCGTTGTGCGAGACGCCCTTAGATATACACTCGAACTCGCGCTCGTCGCACGAAACGGCCCACGTAGATCATTGCCACACGACGAATAACATCCGCGGGCTTCTCTGCCGCCACTGTAATTTGCTATTAGGCCATGCCAAAGACCGCATAGTTGTGTTACAAGCGGCAATTAGGTATTTGGGTAAGAGCGCGGCGGATTTTCCCGAAAAGGATACGGCAGATGAAACCCACCAAGATGCAGAAGAAGATCGGCAAGGTGATGGGTGAGTTCAAACGTGGGACTTTGCATAGTGGCAAGGGCGGCCCCGTTGTAAAGAACCGTAAGCAGGCGGTGGCTATCGCCATGTCGGAAGGCCGCAAGGCTTCGCGCAAGCGTAAATAGGAAAATCTACATGGCGAAATACCGCGACAACAGCCGTCCCTCCGACGAAGAGATTGAAGACGCCGCGAACGGCGAACTTCCCGAAGATACGGAAGACGACGAAGAGTTTCAGGGCGTCAGCGAAGACGACCTGCACGGCATTGTCTCGGCCGAGATTGATGACGCTGTAGACTACGTCGATGAAGTTATCAGCCCGCAGCGCGCTCTGGCTGGCCAATACTACAAGGGCGAGCCGTTCGGGAACGAGGAAGAGGGCCGCAGCCAAGTCGTCTCGATGGACGTGCGCGACACCGTGCAGGCCATCATGCCGTCGATCATGCGCGTCTTCTTCTCCGCAACCAATGTAGTTGAGTTTGCGCCGAACGGGCCGGAAGACGTGCAAAGCGCCGAACAGGCGACAGAGTATGTCAACTACTGTCTGACTCGTGACAATAACTTGTTCGGAGATTGCTACTCGTCCTTCAAGGACGCGCTGGTGCGCAAGAACGGTATCGTCAAAATCTGGTGGGACGAAGACAAGACCGTCGAGACTATTGACTATACCGGACTCGATGAGCAGTCGTTCACTGTACTTATGTCGGACCCCGACGTGGAACTGCGCGACATCGAAGTCGAGATGTCGGGTATGGAAATCGAATTGTCCGAGGAAGGGCCGGAGGTGGAAGCCGAGGGGCCGGACGTACAGATGGCGTCGGTTACGCCGCCGGTGTATTCCTGCACCGCTGTCCGCACGACTACCAAGGGCCGCATCGCCGTGGCCTCGGTCCCGCCGGAAGAGTTCCTCATCAACCGCCAAGCGAAATCTCTGGAAGACGCGGCGTTTGTCGGCCATCGCCGCTATGTTACCGTCTCCGATCTTGTTAGAATGGGTTACGAACTCGACGAGATCGAAGACCTTGGCTACGAAACAACCGAAGACTTTAACGGGAACGACGAGGCCTTCGACCGGAATCCGGACGCAACGATTCTTGGCGCGGGCCGAACGGACCTTGCGAGCCGCAAAATTGAGTACATCGAAACCTATCTCTACGTAGATATGGACGGCGACGGCATCGCCGAACTTCGTCGTGTGTGCGTCGGCGGCAGCGCCTACAAAATCCTCCACAACGAGCCGTGCGACCACATTCCGTTCGTGAGCTTCTGCCCCGATCCGGAGCCGCACACCTTCTTC